TAGGTAATTACAAATATGATATTGTTTGGATAAAGGAAAGGCCTTCAAACCCTGCTTTAGCCAAAAAAAGACAACTTAATTATGTTGAATACATTTCTATTTTCTATAAAAAACAACCAACATATAACCCACAAATGGACAAAGCAAACCCTAAAAATAAACGTAATAATAAAAATGAAAAATTCTCAACTGAAGCAAGTGCAAAAATGGGTGATTCTTTTAACAAACAAGGTTTAAGTGATTTAAGGTACCCAAAAAACTATGTCAATATGAATGTTCAAAGAGGTTTACACCCAACACAAAAACCTGTTGCACTTATGGAATATTTAGTCAAAACATATACAAATGAAAGTGAATCAGTACTTGATTTTACAATGGGTTCAGGTTCAACTGGTGTTGCTTGTGATAATTTAAACCGTAAATTTTATGGTATTGAAAAAAAAGAAAAATATTTTGAAATTGCAAAAAATAGGATTCAAGAAAATGATTAAAAAAGAATTAAAAAAATTATCACCAACACAATTTAACATGTTGTGCTTCATTGTGGACTTCATCAAGTTGAATCAATACCAGCCTGATTATAATCAGATTGCATNGAATCAGGGNGTTAGTATAACAGCAATTTCAAAAAGGGTTAAAACCCTTATTAAATATGGTTGGGTTGAAGTACAACCAGCACAAGCAAGAAGTTTAATAATAAACCCTGTTGCATTTTCAGCAGATTTTGGAAAGTGGGTAAAAAAATGAGTAAAGAAAAATCAATTGATGCTGAAAATTATTTTTTTTCTTAGTTTAATATTTGCTTTTGCTGATGTACCTTTTGGTGAAAAAGAAGATAAAGAAATAATACATTTTTTAGAAGTTAATGGCATGAATGAAACTTTTGAAAAATCTGATGCAATAAAATTAACTAAATTTTTAAAGTGGGTGAAGAAATGAAAGTTGAAAGAACAGGTTATAAAAGATTTGAAGCGGTTGAATTAACTAAAAAAGCTTATGAACAGCAAAGAGAAGATTTTTTTGAAGAATTTTTAGAGCCATTACCAACATGGTCTGAATTACAAAAGCTTGGTGAACCCCGTGATTTAAGGGTGTTAACAAAAGAAATGGTTGTTACAACAACAAGAAGTAATTCACGCTTCACACAAATAAAATTTAAAGTTGGGTTTATAACAGATCTTGCTTCAGTGCCAAGAATTTTTAGATCTGTTGTTGACAATGATGAAACAAGAATGATTGAAGCGGTTCTTTTTCATGATTATGGGTTCACCACTCATTACATCAGCTTTAAAGAAGTTAACAAACTATTCTTGAATATGTTAAGGTATGCCAAGTGTAACAGGTTTAGAAGAATGGTTGCATATATTGCTGTTGCTTCACCATTTGCAAAAATGTGCTGGAATAGAAATACAAGAAGGCAGGAGTGGACAAAACGCACCACTGAATTTTTAGAAGCAAGGGAAAATTATAATGGTTTGTCAAAAGTGTAAAACAGAAAAAGTTGATAAAGATAACAAAAACAAATTGTGTCAAAAATGCAATTTCAGATTTGCTAAAAAGGTTAGAGAATATAAAGAATTGAGGCATACACTAACCCTTGAAGCATGGTTAAAAGGTGTAAAATGATTTATATACTGTTTATTTTATTATGTGGTTTGGTTGGTTTATTAACATACAATCTAAAATTGCTAGTTGTCAGGGTTGATGAACTTGAAAAGAAGTGTACACCATTTGAACAATTAGCTGATGAAGCAATTGGTGATGTAAAAGAAAAATTGAAGAATGGTATGAAAATTAGAAAACACATGGTGGTTCATAAAATAGGGTACAAAAAATGAATGATTTAAAAAATATAAGTAGACGTGAAATTTTAGAGGAATCACTAACCAATAATTTATTAAACCGTGCATTGCAATTGTGGAAAAATGGGGATTACACTTTTGAAGAATGTTTAAAAATATATACAATTAAATCATCTGAACGAATTAAAACACTTGAAGCAAAATTATTACATATTGAGATCCATAATTCACACCCTAACCCTATTGATTTAGAGGCATTTAAATGAAGTATTTAATTAAACAACTTATAATTGCAATTATAATATTTTTTATATTTTTAACAATTTGTCTTGAAGCAATTAGTGCTGAACCTGAACAACCCCGTTTAATACTTCTCCAAAGTGTTATTGGTGAAGCTGGTTTTAAAGCACATGAATCAGGTGAAGATTTTGCATTGATGCATGTTTATAAAAAGCGTGAATTGATTATTGGTAAATGGTCTTTATATAAGGTTGTAAGAAAATATTCTTCAGCTGTAAAAAAGCATAAAGCAAAGCCTAACAAGTGGGTGAACTTTATCAATCTTGAATGTGAAGAACCTGTTAAATTTTGGAGTAAAAAACTAAAATGGCAACACTATAAAAAAGATTGTGAAGCTATTTTAAAGAATGTTGATTTGTTTCTTGCTGGTGAATCAATAGATCCATTACCTGAAGCTGAACACTATGGTTCACCAATTGACCCAAAGCCAATACACTTTATAAAAATTAAAACAAAATACAGAAATGTATTTTATAAAACAAAAGGGATAAAATAATGTTTACAGTAATCAGTTTAATTTTAGGGTTTGTTTTTTATTTCCTACCTTCATTTATTGCCAATAAAAAACCGCATGCAAACGGGGTTTTTCTGGTGAATTTATTGCTTGGCTGGACTGTTCTATTTTGGGTTATCTGTTTAATTTGGGCATTCAGTGGTTCAATACAGGGTAAATGTTCAGCATGTGGTGCACTGGTGCCAATATCAAAGGGTCAAAAATTATTAATATGCCCTAACTGCCAAGAACAAACAAAGCTTTAAAAAGGGGTTTAAAATGAGATTTGATAAAATAATTTTAAGTGTGGGTCACGGTGGTTTTGTTTGGGGTAAATATTTAACAGCTGGTAAAAGGTCACCATCAATTGAAAAAGGTGCTGGTTTTTTTGAAGGTAATTTAACAAGGCAAATTGCAAACCTGATTGAAAAAGAATTTGGTAAAAAACGGGTTCTTGATTTAATGGCTGGTTGTGCTGTTAATGTTTCTTTAAAATCAAAAGCTGAAGCAATAAACATGTTATCAAAAGGTTTAAATGTTGCTTCAATTGAATTACATACAAATGCAGTTGATGAAGATGGTGATGGTGTTAATGAATGGGATTCAGTGAATGGTGCAAGGGCATTTTTTCACCCTAATTCAAGGGGTGGTGCTGTTATGGCTTCAGCTTTTTTCAGCTAATTTTCCAACCATTACAGGTATAAAAAACCGTGGTAATGTAGCAACTAGAAAATACTATATGATAAACAAACCAACATGTGCTTCTAATTTGTGGGAGCTTGGCTATCACAATAATGAAGAAGATGTTGAAAAGCTCCAAAAAGTAAACCGTGTTGCTTATGGTTGCTGTGAAACAATTGAAACTTTTTTAACAGGTTTTTAATTATTTTCACTTTTTTAATATATTCCCTTGATTTATTTATTTTAATGGTTTAATAAGATAGTACATTTATTTTTCGTGCAATAATGCACATTAACAAAAGGATATGAAAAATGTTAACAATTACATCAACAGGCACAACAAAAGAGGTTTTAAATGAGTTACAAGAACTATTATCAGATCTTGCAAAAACACCTTCAGCAAAAAATGCTGTTAAAGAATTGGTTTCACAACCTGAAGAAACTGAAGAAGATATTATTCTTAAAGAAAAACCTGTAAAGAAGAAACGCAAAAGAAGAACTAAAGCAGAAATTGAAGCTGATAAAAAAGCAAAAGAAGAAGCTGAAGAAGATGAAGGTGAAGATGAAGAAGATGAAGAAGATGAAGAAGAAGTAAAAAAATCTTCTAAAAAGAAAAAAGCAAAAGATTCTTCAGGTGGTTTAACTCTTGAAGATGTTTATGAAGCACAAACAAAAGTGATTCAAGAACACGGTAAACCAGCATTAAGAAAATTATTACAAATGTACACCATTGCCAGTACTGAAGAACTTGGTGAAGATGAGTATCAAGACTTCATTGAAGATTGTTCAGATTATGAGTAATTTAAAAGCTATCAGGAAATTTAGCTTTTCACCTTCTTCAATGGAGCGTGTTGTTAATTGTACGGGTTCAGCTTTTTTAACCGCTTGTGTACCCTATGATGATTCACCACAACACCCTTCAGCTGTACTTGGTACACATGCACACGCACTTGGTGAACACTGTTTAATTACTGGTGATGAACCATCAAGTTTTGTTGATAAGGTTTTTAGATATAAAGATAAATATGATGATTCTAAAAACCATTTCAAAGTTGATTATGATACAGCTGAAGCTGTTGGTATTTATGTTAAACAGGTAAATGATTTAAGAAAATCACCACAACCAAACAATGAAGATTTGCTTGTTGAATATAAGTTTGAATCAAAACTTCTTGATACAGGTTATTCTAATAAAGCTTATGCTGATGTTATTATTAAAAACCCTTCAGGCGAATACATTGTTATTGATTATAAAAATGGTCAAGGTGAAGTTGATGCTGAAAATAATAAACAGCTTGCATTGTATGCTCTTTACATTGATGAAGATCCAAAATTTAAGAAGGTTAGTAATGTAAAAATGGCAATCATTCAACCAAATACAGGTGGTTTTCATATGTCAATGTGGGTACCTGAAAACTTTAAAAAGTTTAAAAGGCAATACACAAGACTATTTAAAAAAGCTGTAAGTGAAGCAATTACCCAATACAATTATGTTGAAGGTGATCATTGTACATGGTGTGAAGGTAAACCTTTATGTCCTATCAAACAAAAACAAGCTGATGAAATGCTTGATGAACTTGCTTCAGGTAATGAACTAAAAGATTTATCTGATGAAAAGTTATGTAAATACATTGATAGTCAAAAAGAAGTGAATGATTTTCTTACAAAGTGTGAAAATTATGCACGTTTGAAAATGAATAAAGGTGAAAAAGTTAGTGGTAAAAAAGTAATTGAAGCTTCAAGAAATTACAAATATTGGATTGATGAAGAAGAAGCCGTTGAAGTAATGAAGAAGGAGCTTTATTTAACACCACAATTATTTAATGATATAAAACTAAAAACACCACCAGCAATGATTGCTGAACTTAAAAAACTTGGTTATGAAAAAGAAGATTTCAAAATACTTGAATCACTTTATGGATTGAGTAAAAAAACAACTGAAAAAGTTGTTGATGCTGATGCAAAAGGTGATGATATTAACACTTCAGCTGAAGAAGATTTTGCTGATGAAATAAAAGGAAAATAAAATTTATGGTGTGATTATTTCTATTAGGCTTTGTGAAAAACTATTTTGTTCCTTTTGTTTAACTTTTTTAAAATACTTTTTCAGGAAATAATCACACCACTTTTTTAATGGAGATAATAGAAAAAATGAGAGTATATCAAAAAGTTGAAAGTATCAAAACTGGTAAACAAGGTACTGTGAATGCTATCTGTAAATGTTTAGATGGTGTTAAGCGTGGTTACTTTGTTCAAAGAGATATATTAAATAAAATTATTTGGACTGGTTGGATCAATTTAGACAACTTGAAACAAATATAAAATAGGAGATAAAACCATTATGGCAAAAGCAAAAAGAAATTTTAAGTTTGAATTAAAAAATGTGAAAACACCAGCATTCACAATTTCATATTGTGATACTTTTACAGGTGAACCTGAAGTTGATGAAGATACTGGTAAAAGTACAGGTAAAAGAAGTTTTCAAATGTTATTCCCAAATGGGACGAATTTAAAAGCATTGAAAAAAGAAGCGGATCGTGTTGCAAAAGAATGTTTTGAAAAGAAGGAAATTAAAAAACTTAACCTTCCTTTTAATGAGATTGATGAAGATGATAAAGAAGAATATGAATACCTTGAAGAATATGATGCAAAAGCAAATGCTTCAACATGGAAAAAGAAAAAAGTTTTACCTATCATTGATAGAATGAATAAAAAGCTTAATTTGATTGAAGATGAAGATGAACTTCAAGAAGAATTGTATGCTGGTTGTGAATGTAAAGCAATGGTTTACTTTTCACCCTATGAACATAAAGGTAAAAAAGGTATTGCAATACGTGTTGCTTCACTGATTAAACTTGCTGATGGTGAACCACTATCAGGTTCAGGTTCATCTTCAAATGCTGAAGAAGATTTTTCTGATGAATTAGATGAAGAAGTTGAAATTGATGAAGATGGTGAATCAGGTGATTCAAAATTAAAAGAAGTTAAAAGAAATGTTTGATGGTTTGAAAAAACGTGAACAACGTGCTGTATTAAAAGAATATGATGTTGATTCAGTTGATGAACTTGAAGAAGCTGAATTTGAAGATTTCATTGAATCAATGGAAGATATTTAACAATGCCATTAAGTAAACATAAAGACTTTGTTGTTATTGACTTTGAAAACACAATCTGAATTTGATTATTAGAACATCAAACGCAATGATGTATTCGTTACACCCTTCAACAAAGTCTTTATGTATTGCTTATAAAACCAACCATTCAAGAACCCGTTTGTGGGTTGATGGTGAACCCATGCCCAAACGACTAAAGCGAGCAATTAAGGCTGGTTATTTAGTTGTTGCACATAATTACTTTTTTGAAAAAATGATGTGGTTAAATGTGATGGTTGCAAAACTTGGTTGGGTTGCAATTGATGATTCAAAATGGGTTTGTACTTCAGCAATTGCAAGAAGTAAAAGTTTACCAAAATCACTTGGTGCTTGTGCTGAAGCATTAAAACTTGGAGATCAAAAAGATAAAACTGGTCACAAGATGATGATGAAGTTAAGCAAACCAAGATTGAAAACTAAAAAGAACCCCAATACAAGATTTTGGACTATTGAAGAAAACCCTGATGATTATCAAGTTTTGTATGATTATTGTATAAAAGATGTTGATGTTACATATGCAATTTTAATGAAGCTTGGTTTTTTATCTGAAACTGAAAATAAATATTTCCATCTTGACCAGAAAATAAATTCAAGGGGTATTGGATTAAATAGAGAACAAATTGATGGTGCTGTTGAGATAGCTAAACGTGAAGTTAATGAAGCAAACAAACAATTGTTTAAACTATCAGGTGGTGCAATTGAGACAATAAACCAACATAAAAAAATAAAAGAATATATAAATTCACAAGGTGTTGAAACTGATTCAACTGGTAAAGAAGCAATTGCTGAATTACTTAAGCAAGATAAAAAGAAGCATAATTTACCCAAAAATGTAAAGAAAATCTTAATTGTTAAATCCCAAGCAAGCAAAACTTCAAATGCAAAATACCTTGCAATGAAAAACCGTATTGCACCTGATGATAGTTTATATGGTTTCTTATCATATTGTGGTGCATCAAGAACAAGACGGTGGACTTCTGAAGGGGTTCAGCTTCAAAATATTGCACGTGGGTCAATTAAGAAACCAGTAATACTTGATTATGCTATTAAATGCTTGCAAGAACACGATTTTGACGGGTTAAAGCTTGTTTTTGGTACAAACACCAGTGAAGTAATTTCAAGCTGTTTAAGGGGTGCTTTTATTGCACGTAAAGATAAAGTGTTTATCTGTTCAGATTATTCAGCAATTGAAGCAAGGGTTTTAAATTGGCTTGCTGGTGATAAGAAGTTTTTAGAAAATTTTTATAATGGTGTTGATATTTATAAACTGTTAGCTTCAGATATTTATAAAATACCTGTATCAAAAATTGGTAAAGACTCGCTTGAAAGATTTGTTGGTAAACAGGGTGAATTGGGTCTTGGTTACCAATTATCAGCACTTGGTAAAACTGGTGATGCTGGTTTTAAAGCTGGTCTTGCAAGATTTGGTGTTGAAATATCTGAAACTGATGTAAGAAGAATTGTAAAAATTTACAGGAAAAAACACCCAAAAGTAGTGAAATTATGGTACGGGTTGCAAGAAGCATCAGTTGAAGCAATTGAAAATTTTTCAATTACCAAATATGGTAAAATAAAATTTGATAGAACAACACCAGAATATTTAAAAATGATTCTACCAAGTGGGCGATCTATTTATTACTGGTATCCAAAAATACATAAACAAGTTAATAAAAAAACCGGTCAAGTTAACAAAAGCTTTACATACATGGGTGTTCATCAAACAACTGGTAAATGGGTGAAGCTTTTTAATTATGGTGGTAAACTAACTGAAAATGCTTCACAAGCAACATCACGTGATTTACTTGCAAATGCAATGTATGAAATTGAAGAATATAAAGAAGAAGATTTTAGCATTGTTTTAACTGTACATGATGAAGTACTTGCTGAAGCTGATGATGAANGTGAAGTTAGGAACAAAAAGAAGTTAAAAATATTTAATAGCTTACTTGTTCAGTTGCCTTTTTGGGTCGTGAAGGTTTACCATTAAATGTTGAAGGTTGGTTTGGTTATAAATTCAAAAAGTAAAGAGGTTAATTATGGGTGAAATGAAAACTGGTAAATATATTGGGTTAAAAGAAGCGTGTACAATACTTGGTGCTGATTATCAAAATGTTTTGTATTGGGTTAGAAGTGGTAAATTTAAAACAGCAAAAAAAGTTTTTGGTACTCGCTGGAAAATAAAAAAATCTGAAGTAAAGCAATTTAAAAAGGATTTTGTTTAATGCTTGAATCAAAAATTGAATCAACTGTTGTAAAGTATGCACGAAAAAAAGGTTTTCTTGTTGTTAAATATAAAGATGATTATCAAACTGGTTCACCTGATAGGCAATTAACAAAAAAACGTACTGGTGAAGTTTTCTATATTGAGTTTAAAAAACTTGGTGAAAAACCTGAACCACACCAACTTAAATATCATGAAATGCTATATGATGATTATAGTAAATTTACATTTATTGTTGATTCAATTGAACTTGGTAAAATGGTAATTGATAGTATTGAAAAACATGGTGTTGTTAATAGTACAACTGTGAAACTACTTAATAATGAAGTATAAGCCACTACCACAACAAAAAAAGATTACTTCTTTTCAATTATCAAAAGGCTGTTCAGCAATCTTTTCAACAGCTGGTTCAGGTAAAACAGCTGGAACATTGAAAACAATTAGAACTTTGCACTTCTTAAACCCTGATTTAAAAGTTTTAATTGTTGCACCTTTGATTGTTGCATACAATACTTGGTTTGATGAAGTTGCAAAATGGGATCAATTCAAACATCTATCAATATCAATTTTACATGGTGCCAAGAAAAAAGAACGTTTAAATGATTCTTCAACAATCCATTTAATAAATCCTGAAGGTTTGTTTTTCCTGTTTGATAATCTTGAACATGATTATGATTTATTAGTAATTGATGAATCAACCAAGTTTAAAAACTTTTCAAGTAAAAGATTTAAACTATTGAAGAAGAACCTGAAGCGATTTAAAAAGCGTTCAATCCTAACAGGTACACCCATGCCAAAAGGTTTAGAAAACATATTCCCACAAGTGTTTATTGTTGATGGTGGTGCAACACTTGGTAAAAGCATTACAAAGTTTAGAAGGCAATACTTCAACCAGCTTTACCCAATTGAATATAATATTTATGAAGCAAAACCTGAAGCTTTAAAACAGGTAACAAAAAAGATTGAACATTTTTCATTGGTGTTAAAAGCAAAAGACTTTAATAAAGATTATAAAGAACTAAGGGTTAACAATATCTATTTAAAGTTACCTGATAAAGTACAGAAAAAATATAACCAGTTAGAAAAAAAGTTATTTACTGAAATTGAAGATGTTGAAAAATGGGTTTTAAATGCTTCAACAAAATATGGTGCACTTAAACAAATGGCTTCAGGTGGTTTGTACAAAGATAAAGAATTGAATGAAGATTATTTTGATTTACACAAAGTGAAGCTTGAAATGATTGAACACCTATCAAATGAACTTTTTGGTTCACCTGTTTTAATTGGTTATCATTACAAGTTTTCAAAAGAGCAAGCACAAAAATATTTTAAAAGTGCAAAGTTTATTGATTCAAAATTAAAGCCAAAAGAAAAAACAAAAATTATCAACCAGTGGAATGAAGATAAAGTTGGTTTGCTGTTTGGTCAAGCTTCATCAATGGCACATGGTTTGAATTTACATTATGGTACAGGTAGGAACATTGTGTGGTTTACCTTGCCTGATGATTTAGAAATTTATGATCAATTCAATGCACGGATCTATGGTCGTAATGGTGTAAAAGAAATTGTAACTGTACACAATCTTATTATGAAAAATACCATTGAAGAAGTGATTTTTAAAAGGCTCCAACAAAGAGATAAAACACAAAAAGATTTTTTAAATGATTTAAAGAATTATTACAAAAGGAAATATTGAAAATGCAAATCAAAACAAACATAAATACAAAATTTGATATTGGTGATTTTGTCAACCATAACAGTAATATAAGTGAAGTTACAGGTGTAACATTTAAAAAAGTATTTGGTGGAATACAAGTTATGTATATTTTATCAAACCCATTTGGTGAACAGTGTGATGTTGATGAAGCACAAATTGTAAAGGCTGGTGAATAAAATGCAAATTATAATTGAAGGTTTAGATGGTTCAGGTAAATCAACACTTGCAAGAATGCTTGAATTAGAATTAAAAGCGGTTTGTTCAAATTCACATGGTGTACCAAAAAGTGATGAAGATGTAATTGAGCGTACCTTAAATGAATTGAAAAATATAAAATATCAAAAGAAATATTTAAGAGATCGTTCGCAAATTATTTCACAATTTGTTTATGGTGGCATAAATTCAGGTGTTGTGTTTGATAAGAATTTTCTTATTGACAAAATTATGAAAATGCAAGGTGTTTTAATTTTTTGTGACAGTGTAAAAGAAGAAGATTATAAAGAACGCTTAAGAACAAAACATACTTTGAAATACCAAGATTTAATGTTTGATAAATTTGCTGAACTTCACAAAAGGTATATTCAAGTTGTTTGTAATTGGCAAGGTACAGTAATTCAGTACAATTATAAAGAAGATAGTTTTGAAGATTTAATTAAGGGATTGAAGCACCATCATAAATAATAAATACTTCTTCAGTACCAGCTTCAGGTAGATGTGTCTCATCACCAACAGCTGTACCACTAGCAAAATACCCATCAACATTAGCAACATAACTAGTACCTGAAGATCTAACATGGTCAAGTGTTAAAGGTACCACGTGTGTTTGTGGTGTTGTTTGTCTATCTTGATATGTCATAACAGCCTGAAAAACTCTTATTTCTAAAGGCATGTTAAAAACAATTGATGCACCACTAATACCAATCATTTTTAATGTACCAGTATTATCAGTTTCANNTTCAACAGACCAATCACCATTAACAGTTGTTAAACTTACAACTGCATTTCTGTAAAATGGTGTATTGTCTGAAGCAATATCATCAGCACCATCAAATTTAACACCCCTCCAACTTAATTGGCTGTTAAGTGTTTTGACCATCACAATTCAAATTACCAGCTGTTAAATACCCGTTTGTACCATTATCAGCTTCAGCTTTAAAACCAGCAAGTGAAACTTTTGTAAATTGGTTTGTGCTGATTGAATCAACTTGTAAACCATCACCCTTTAGTGATGTTTCAATGTTGGTAATTGAATCATCTTTTAGATAAATTACAGGTGCACCTGAAGTTGGTGAATTTTCTATTTTTAAAGCATCATTAGGTTCACTTAAATTTGATATAACAAAGCCACTACCTGTTGTCATGGTGACAGCACTATTTGCATTTGCGATTGAGTAGCCCTGTGAAGGGTTCATTGAGAGTGTACTACCTAAACCATCAGGAATTACAGCATTACCGGCTGTTAATTTGCCTAATGATACATCAGATATTTTTGAATCACCAAGTGAAGCATCTTCAATTGCATTTGCACCAAGTGCTTTTGCATTTTGTAGAAGGTCAAGCATTAAATCAGTGCCAACAACACCACCAAGTTTAGTAAACCAATCTTCAATGTTTCTTGTTGCATCATTAACTTCAGGAATTATTTCATTTATCTTTGTACAATAACTGTTGAATAGCCAGTTTAACCAATCTTCAGGCGGTTGATCTCCAACTTGCCAGCCAACAGATATTTTTGGTGCATCAGGTGCACTAATTATACCAGTTTCACTCCACACAGGTAATATTGTAATACTCATTTTTTAACCTTCCTTAAATTGGGTTTGTTCTTAATTTAATTGTACCAAGTAAAGGTGCAAGTGTTTTAATAATATTTTTTTGTGTTGTTGTATAGCTACCAAGAAGATTTACCACAATTAAACCTGTTTGTGGTTGTTCAACAGTTACTTCAACACCAACAATTGTTTCACAAAAAATAACAATGTTTTTTATAGTTGGTGCAACATCAGTTGAAAATTCTTTTGCTTTTATGTAAAGCCTAAATTCATCATCATCAGCTTCTTCTTCAATGAATGAACCAGCACCACCAGCAAGGTAACCACCTGAAGGTGAAACAAGTGAAGAAACACCTTTTAATGCATCATCAGGTGATGCTAAATCACGAACAGTAAATATATTTCCTGATGGTATTGTTTTATTTGGTCTATCAGGTAACCCAACCCAACCACCCCTATAATCCAACCAAACACCACCAGCTGTTTCGCTCCAAGTTTTTAATGCTAAATCAGATAATATTGAATCAATTTCATCAAATGGTTCAGCAAGTATTTCAAACAACTTTAGAAAGTTTTCACTATCTTGAAACTGGTTCAACAAAGTTTCTTTTAATTGTTCATATCTTGGTGAAGTCATTTAAACACCTGTAATTTCAATTTGTGCTTCATCAATGAACCCTTGCTCATCAATGCCCATTGGAAGGTTTGCTTGACCTGTTGGTGAAGCATTTAACCCAAGAAATAAACTGTTTACTGAACAATCTTCAACAGCATTGATTGCACTGTACAAATGTGAATAAATTACTGGTTTACCAATTCCAAAACCTTCAAAGGTTTGGAAAGTACCAGCATATAAATCAATTAAGTTTTGTTTAATTTGTGCTTCACCATCAACAGGAAAATTTTCACCTTTTGCAATATTCATTTTTATGTATGTGTTAATATCACTTTGACGTGAATATTTAAAATCATCATAATACCTATCAGTTTCAGCATCATAATGGTGTAAAGAAATATCACCAATCATACCAATACCACCNCCNATTGAATCAATAAATGCATTACCAATTTCTTCATCAGTACCACCTTTAATAATAACAAAATAGTGTTGTGGTGGTATACCATTTGCATCAGTGGTTTCATTGGGGTTAACATTAACACTCACTGATTCAACTGATTCAATATTTGATACTTCAATGAAAACACTTTTTTCTGAACATTGCCCTTTTTGCTTGCTTGCTTGATTTCTTCTTATTCTTAGATTAAAATCTGATTCTTCAACATTACCAACAACAGCTGAAGAAATATTTCTTACAGTTTCCCAAGAATAAATTGGTGTTTTAATTTTTGTTATATCATCAGGGTTTGCTTCAACAGCACCAGCTTTTGAACAAGTTGCTGTTGTAACCTTCTTTTCAAAAGGTAAAAGTGCAACATCAGCATCAAGCACCCAATCATTAACTTCATTCTGTTCAGTAACAATTGAACCTTTTAAAATGGTTGTTGGTTCGGTACCAGCTTCAACTTCAAGTGCAACAGTTGAAAAAGCTGGTTTTTTTCGCTGTATGCCATTTATTGCAACAAGCATTGATTGAAAAAAACCACCTATTGATTGTGGGTTGAAAATGTTTGCAACTGATTCAATCATTTCATTTTGTTCACCAACAATACCAGAAATGTTTTTTATTATTTGACCGGCTGGTGATTCAACTTCAGTTTTAAAATCTTCACCATATGAATCTTTAAAAGCCCGTTCAAGTTTTGCAACCACTTCAGACAAGGTATCAACAATTAAACCATCATCATTAAATTCACTCATAAGTTAATCCCTTCACTAAATTCAATATCACCATCATTGTAAATTGCGGTTGCATTAAATTCAACAAGTGCACCACGTTCATAATAATCTATTGAAAATTTAAATTCAATCATATCTTTAAAGCCTTTTGTGTTTTTCACAACATCAAAAAGTACTTGCCTTTTTAAATCATAACCAACAGCAACAACAAAAAGTGTGCCATACCAATCAACACCAGCTGTAAAATCATAAAGATATTCACCTTGAATTGTTCTTAATCTTACAGCACAACTTTGTGCAACTTCAGCACCACCTGAAACAAGATTAAAAGTATTACCAGAAATATCTAAATCATTATTCTCATCAAGTTTAAAATCAATCATGTTGCCACTACCTTTGTTGTTTTATTTGCATCTAAAACACCAACCATTGAAGAAGCATTTGTTGCAAGTGCTGTTGCTTGTGTTGATAACAAAGTAAAACTTGCCGAACCTTCAGGCACTGAAGTAACCAAAGATGTAAAAGCTGTTGCATTTAATGCTTGTTGTTCAGCTTCAGTTGTGAAATAACTATCCCAAGCTGAAGTAATTGAAGGTGAAACTTTTAATAATGGTAAACCACCAGTTTTTTCACCAAGCTTTATAAGTTCAGCAATCAACCTCACACCAGCTTCATCAAGCTGTATTTCTTGGGTACCTTCAATATTCCTAAACCCAATACCATCTTCAACAGTGTTTAAAAAATTTGGTTTAGGGTTTAAACCAGCAAGTGCAATTGTATCAGATAAATCAAATTTGCGTGCTGATTCAGGGTCAACAACACCACCAGTATCAAACCAATTTTCAATTGAACGTTCAGCAATTAGTAAAATAACAAATGAACCTTTTGTTACATTAACAGTTTCAACATAATTACCTGAACCAAAAAAATAGAACTGGTACTTCATCAAGCAATGGTAAAGACAACAGGTTCTTCAAGGTTTGCAAACCTTCTTTTAATAACTGGTTGAATACTTGCAATCTGTTTTGTTTTATCAAATGAATCAACAACACCGATTGTAATTGTGTGTAATTCACTTGTTAGCATACCATTAATTACTTCTTCAATTGTTTCATCAAGGGGCTTTTCAAATTCATCATTGTTTTGCATTTGCAATCACCTTTACAGAAAAAGAACCACCAAAATTTGAACCTGAAAACCTTGATTCTTTTATTACATAAATGCCTGAAGCATTTTTATTTTCTTTTAATTTGTTACCATACAAATCTGAAAAATTCACCTTAAAATTATCTGATTGAACATTGATTAAACTGTTGGGTACTAATTCAGGTATTATTAGTGATTCAAAAGAAACACTTGACTCAAATTTTTCAACCTTGCCTTTTTTAACTTTTTTCCAATTAACAGCAGGCGAACCAATCAAACCTGATTCACTGTTAATATTTACAATTGTATTTTTACCAACAATTTCTTCACCTGATAAGGCAATTTCAAGAACACCAAATTGAACAGACCAGTCAAGGCCAAAATCTTTTAGAAAATCATTGATTGCTTTTTTTGAATTACCTTCAAGTGTTCTTGACTTCTTAAGCACAACAGAATTTAAAACAGTTGTTGCACTGTTTGAAAGTCTTAAAGATAAACCCATTGAAGAAGCAATTTCATCAATTATTGATCTAACAGCAACACCTGATTTAAATGTCTTATTAAAATATGATGTATCAATACTTTTAATACCGTCACCAGCATAAAGTTCAGTTACCCAATCAGCACCCACTTCATTATGAAACACATTCATGATTTCACCTTGAAAAATTCTTGAAGGTTCATCACTACCATATGAAGTAAAAAATTCACAAAAAATATAATCACCTTGAATTAAAGAACGGGTTGATTTAGCAAGGTTATAAATCATAAATTTACCAGTATTTATTTTTTCTGAATTTCTAAGAAGAACTTCAAAAGAAACATATAAATCTTCAACCACAATTGATTTTGTTGCGTGAATAACTAACTTTATATTTCTACTGTACAATGTTGTCATAATGTTAAATACACCAATTTAAAACGAGAGCCAAAACCATCAAAATCAACTGGTTCATATTTATCTTCATTATCAGTAATGAACATTGAGCCAAGCCTATTGATTGCAAATGGTGCTAATAAATCAATACCCAAAACCAAACTAATACCATTTAATGAAATGCCATTTTCAACACCTTGAATATCTAAAAACCAACTTTGATTTGTTTCATTCCAATGAATTGTAAAATTGTATGTTTCATTTTCAAGTTCAACTTCAAAAAGTTGTTGTTGGTTCGTTGTTCACTGGTATAATTAAAGGTTCACTCATTTTACAAACCTAACTTTTCAGCAAGTGAAAGTGCAATTGATTTATTATCAGGTGGTTCAGGTTTTTTAGCTATTCTGTTTTTTCTTTTTTGTGTTTCTTTTATTAGCTGTTTTTTGTTCTTCTTTTTCTTTTTTAATTAAACTATCAGGAACTGAATTATAATCAATTGAAGAAATATCTGAACTAACAAACCTAACTTCTTTTAAACTCATTGAAAAAGCAAAACCATTTTTCAAAACAGTTTGCAGTGAACGGTTTATTGAAACATCAGTTATCAACATACTATCAAAAACACCAAGTGGCGAAATATATTTTACAATCTTTTTTGCATTCTTTAGTGCATACAATGCTTCTTTTTTATCTTGCCAAGATAGAACACCATTCAACAAACTATCAACACCAGCAAGGGTTGCATTGTAAACATCATCAACAAGTACAGCTTCAATAATTAAAGTTGCTGGTTTATCAATTGATGCATCCGTTATTTTAAAACCTTCTTCAACTGGTTTTTCAGTTACTGTAATACCATAGTTTACACGCTCGCTTGATAGTACATCAAGCCTTAAATCATTCAAATAACATTCAAACGTTTTAAGATCGCTTAAGGCTCCAACAGGGTCTTTAATAACTTGTGCTATGTTTGGTAATCCCATTTAGTACACCATTTGAGTTTTAAGGTTGCGTGAAACTTCAGCTGAAGTTTTTGCCATATTTTCAACAGCTATTGTTGCACCATCACTTGCTGAACCACCATTTGCATTAACTGTATTATTGTTATTAATAACAACATTGTTTACTTTACTTGAATTATCATTGTTGCCTGAACCAGCTGTTGAAGGTGAACCACTTGCTGGTGAATCATCACCAGTTATAAAATCAGGTAAATAACCCTTCACACTGTTAACGCTACTTTTGACAGTACCAACCAGCCATTTAAATTTACCCACAAGGTTATTGAACACACCACTGAAGTATGAATAAATTGAAGCACCAACACGAAAAAATGAATTTTTAATTGCTGTTAATCCTTTTTTAAAATACCCAATTGCACCCATGATGCCACCTGTAATATTATTCCACATTTTTCTGAAAAATGATTTAATATCTTCAGTAACCCAAACAGCTATTAACCTTATATTGCTAAAAACATTTAAAAAGTTCTCAGGCATTGATTCAATGGTTTCTACAAATGCAAGCCTAAATGTATCAAAGTCTACACCAATAAGCTCAGCACCAAATCTCATTACAGAATCAATTGCATCATTTATTGCTGGTTGTATCTTTTCATTCAACCTACCAACTAAAGAATCACCACCTTCAAGAAATGTTTTAATATCTTCAATTAACAAAAACATTGCAACAGCAAATAATGCAATACCACTTGCTTTTAAAACTGTTGAATTTAGTATTTTATTGAAGAACACTAAAGCACCACCAGCTTTTTTAATTGCACCAGCAAACATTAGTATTTTTGATACAGCCATTACAGCAAAAAATGATGTTAGTGCAACAGTGATTACTTTTATAAGATTTCCCAAACCTCCAAATGCATCAACAACAGCCATTGTTGCACTGAACACTTTTTTCAAAATGTCAAAAAGTATTTTCAAAAACCTAACAAATGCTTTAATAAACTTTACCATGTTAAGTTTTATAATCTTTTTATTTTCAAGAAACCAATCTGAAAAGCCTTTTATCAAAGGTATTAAAGCTTGACCCATTAAACCAGAAAATTCAGCAAACAAAGACACAGCAATTGTTTGAAGTTCATTAAAAGCAAAACCAAAATTTGTTGCACCATCACGACCTTCATCAGTTAGCATTGATAGTTCTTTTTGGCGTTCAATGATTTCACCAAGTGACATATCATAGGAACGTAACAAACCTAAGAATTTATTCGCTTCACCACCAAACAGCATATCAACAGCACTAACCGCTTGTTGTTGATCTTCCATTTCTTTAGCTGTATCAAGTAACATTAAAAATTGTTCTTCAGGTGCAAGTTTTTGCAACTCTTTTAAATCAATGTTTAACATCTTGGTTGCATCACGAACTGAACTCATTGCTTCAACGCCAGCTGATTCACCAATTTTATTATTCATTTCTTCAACTAAATCAGCAACATTTTCATAATCAAAACCAATGTTTTTTGCAACACCACCAAGTGCTTCAAGTGTTTCAGCATTTATACCAATAGCTTTTGACATATTGTTGATGCGTGATGTATGAACATTCATTGCACCAGTTGAACCAAGAATTGCAACAGTGGTACCAGTAACAACTTTTGTAACAGTCTTTACTGAACTAATAGTTTTATCAATTGAAGATTGAAATGATTCAATTGCTTTTTCGTCAACTTCCCAACCAAGAACAGCAACAAATTCTTCAACAATTGTTTTACCCATTTTCATCACCTGATTTTTGCAAGCTATAATGTATTAACATATATTCTTGCATATCTAAAAAATAATCATTAGTCCAACCACCAACCACTTCAGGGTTCATTGAATAAAACTTTGCTACTTGAGCAATTTTTATTCTGATGCTTTTTGCAAAGTGGCTTGGAAATTCTCCATTTTTGCCTGAAGGGGCGAACCTTTTAGTGCCTTTATTATCCGAAAAAAAACCCCTGAAAAGTTTATTTTAATTGCATGGAAAATGCAAAGATAAACTTCTTCAGGGTAATCACGAAAATATTCACATTTGCTATCACCAAATGAACCAATTGGTTCATCATTTAGCAATACATTTTTTAAAAGTGCTTCGCCCAATTTTTTCTTTTGGGAATAGCTAATTGAACTAACAGCTTTTAAAATGCTTGAAGCATCAACAGTTTCAAGATCTAAAGCTGAAAAGCTTTTTATGATAGTTAATAGACTTTCATGAAAAACTTCATCAGCTTCTTCAACATTCAACACCCTGAAGGTAAATTTCTTTTCACCTTCAAGGGTTTTAATGATTACTTCTTTTTGATATTTATCTGTAACTTGATTCATTATTCAGCACCACCAGAAAATTTAAAGATACCATTAATATAATTCAATTCATAAATACGTTCTTTTGGGTTTTTACCTTTTTCAAAATCAGGCATTTTTTTAACCATAGCTGATGTTGAAATAAAACTTTCAAGATTGCTTGATTTATCAATTACTGAAAATTTGGCATCTAAATTTGCAAAATCAGCACCTGTCATAAAATCATTATCAGGTGTGTAATCATTCAGCTTTAGTTGTATAACACCATTTGTATCAAGATACTTTACGTGCCTACCACCACCAGTTACAGAACCAGCAACACCACGTTTTTCACTGTTTGGGGTGATTGTAATCATTTCATCTTCAGCAAAACCTGAAAATGTATAACCAGCCCACTTAATTATTACTTGACTTGGATCGTATTGTTTCATTTAATTTACCTTATACCTTTTTTATAGTTGCCAAGAACCGTTAATTTCCCAATCATTGATTGCTGATTTCATGTAACCATGATAAGCATCTTCAACAATATATTTTCTTGTTGCTCTAACACTTGCTGGTATATCATCAGCATTTGGGAAGTTAGTTGTAAATGGTCGTTCTTCAGTGTTATCAAGAATTTTTCTTTCAATAGCTTCTTCAGCAACTTCAAGAATATCAGCTTCAGCACCAGCAAGTGTTTCATTATCAAATGCCTGTAAATCATCATTTATTTGTGCATCAAACCGTGCTTCTTCAATTCTGGTATTGAACCATTCACGACCAACAATTAAACGCTTTTCACGACCATTAACAACTTGACCATCATAAAGAGTTACAACTTTTTTAATATTTTGAATATAGTTACCACCTTTTGCAACAATTGTTTTTCTTGCTGTTTTTGATAGTGGTGCATTAACCCCTGATGCTTCTGCACCTATTAGTTTCATCCATGCGTAATTAACTTTACCTTCTTTTTCACTCATTAAGCGTGAAGCTTCACTTGCTTGTGGGTAACTTGAAGGGTTTTCATGATAGATAACCATTGTGTTATCATAACCAAGTGCTTGTAAAGTACTACAAATATCATTTGTAATTGAAGGGTCTTTAACACCAGCTTCACTTGTAACAATATCAAATGTTTTCTTTAGTGTTTCAACTTTACCAGCCATTGAAATATTTTCAGCTTTAGTTAATTCTGGAAAATGAATATTAAAATATGTATCATTAACTTCACTAATTGCATCAACAGCTTCTTCAGGTGTTTCAGCATCAAAACCAGCAACAGTTTTTGAATTATCAAGATCCATTTCAGTACTAATATCAGTACCAGTTGGTGAAGCAATTGCTTTAATTTCAACAGTAATTGCTGTTGCACCAGTTGTTGCAAGTTTCAATATAATACGACCAACACCATCTTCAACAAATTCAGCAAGTTCTAAACCAACAATTGCTGGTGCAACTAATGCTGATAGTTTGTTATTTAACAGTGTAAGAACTTGATCAAAACTTGTTACAGCTGAAAAATCAATTGCTGTAATTGTAACAGTGTTTGCTTCAGAATCTTCAAAAAGAATTTCACCATCATTAATATTTTTCCATAAAAGGTAATCAGCTGTATAACCTGAACCCCATGCAAAAAATGGTGAGGAATTAGTTTTAATATATCTTGATAACATCAATTCATCAGGTGTTTTTTCTTGTGTAAAAAACTTTTCAGAATATGCTGTTAAAAATTGACCGGTACCATCAGTACCAAGTGTACTTGCATAATCATTTTTACCAACAAGGATTGCTCTTAAATCTGTTGGTATCCGTTCATCACTTGATATTAGGTTGTTGATATTGAATGCTTCAGGTTCAACAAAATTATCTTTTAATTCTGTATTTACTTTAATGTGGTCTTGTATTTCAGCCATCTTTTTTTATCCTTTATAATTATGAGCCATTTGGTATTTCAAATGTTCCTTTAATCTCAAATTCTTTAATTTGTTCATACTGTTCTTTTGAATTATTCCAATTTACAAATTCAAAAGCTTGTTGCCAACGTGGTTTAAAAGAAGTATCATCAATAAAATTTAAATTTTGTGCTGTACCAACACCACCCATTAAACCAGTATTATTTTCACGTAACAAAACACGCACTATTAAAAGGTTGTTTGATAACCTTAATTTTTTCAATATCTGTTTACCCATTGCTGAATAAATATTTATATCAACTAAGTTTTCATCACGTGTTGAATATTGTGCTTCAACATCTAAATCAGCTGGTAAAATTCTATCACGTTGTTTAAATGCAAGTGGTTCACTTAAATCACTAATAAAATTGTATGTTGCATAATCACCTTCAGGTGTAAAACCATTTTGATTTGCTTCAATAATATTACTATCAGCAAAACCAGTTACTAAACGCAACCACTTGAATACAACAAGGTTTAAATCACCACTTGTCATATCATGTGACATTTAAACCACTTCCTTTATAAAACACCTGAAGAAACCACCATAATCAGATCGGTTATCAATCTGAATATTTTGAAAAGTAATACCTTCAATAATTAGTTCATCAGAATCTTTTTTAAAATCTCTAACTTTAACAAGAAATTCTTTATCAATCCAAGTTCTTAACCAATTTGAAATGTGTTCACCTTCAGGTAAAAAAGTTAATTCATCAGCTTTAACAGGTTGTGGAAGTATTAAAGTAATTGGTGTTTCACTTGGTATACCTTTAATGTATTGACCATCAACATATGAACCATCTTCAAAAGTTCTTAATGTAGCACTTCTTTTTAATTCGTTAAAATATTGAAGCATCATTTCACCCTTTGAAAATTTATTGATTGCCTTAAACGACCAGTATCAATTAAAGGATTTGAAGAACCTTTAATTTCAATGGTTGATTCAGCATTTGGTGGTTCAGTTAAATCAGTCATTTCTTTACGTACCATTGATTGAGCTTGTAAACCAATTTCACCTGATGCTTTTTTTAAAGTTGTTTTGTTAAGTAAAACATTACGAATTGCAACTTTAAAAAGATTTTTAAACATTCTTGAATTAGAATAAATAGTTGGTCTTAAAAAAGGGCGTGGTGGTATTCTCTTTGTTCCGTACTCATTCCAAAAAGCAACTTCAGCAAGTTTTGCACCATTACCATATGAACCAGTACCTTTAAGAATACCAACCTTCAAAAGCATTTCATCAGATCGTTTTTTTAAACCTTCAAAACCACCTGATAAAACATCTTTTCTTTTTAAATGGCTTTTTGTCATGGTATTGCAACGGCTCCAATTCCAACCATTGATGAAAGTCTTAAGTACTCTTGACCATATGGTGTTGTAGTTAAACCATTTTCATATGATTCAGATACAACAGATAAGCCAAAATTAACTTGAACATCACCAACTTTTTTTGCTGTAACAGGATAGTTTGCACCAGCTTCACCAGCTTCAGTTTTATTATTTTTGATTGATAATGAAAGTTGATGTGCTGTTAAGGCACTGTGACCTTTATCAAACCAAGCATCCCAACGTGCAACATCAAATTCATTAAGACAATCATCAAGATAAAACTGTACTTCAGAATCATCTATATCAGAAAATTCTTTATATTTGGTTCTGAAGTAAGTTAGATCAGCCATTGTTTTTTAACCCAACTTTAAAAGTTTAGCTTCAACAAGTTTACCTGTATAGCTATCTTCTTTTAGTGCTTTAAAAGTTGCATCATCAACTTTATTTTCAGCTGGTGTTAGAACAACTTTTTTACCTTTACCAAATGTAACTGTAATAATCTTTTCACAAAGATTTTCAACAACATTTTTTGGTTCTGCTTTTGCTTTTGCTTCTTTTAATTTTCCCATGATATTTTAGATCCCTTCTTTAATTGAAATTGATAGTGGAAAGTACACAAATAAACCAGCTGTTTCAGCTGTAACAGGTGTTTGAACAGCAAGGTTTTTTACTTGTGGTGTTCTTGCATCAGCTTCTTCAGCAATCATATATTCAAGCTTCATTGCATCACGCTTGTAACCAAACATAACATCAGCACCACCAGTACCAGCACCTTTAAGTTCAGGTACGGAAATGATGTTTTCAGCACTAGCAAGCCATTCAATATTTTGAAGAAGGTATTGCATGATAGTCATGTTTTGATCAACAATCCTTTTCGTTGCAATGTATGCACGTTGTTTTGAGGGGAGTGCAAGATGTGTTGGGACTTCAACTTCATTTGTCAAATCAATCATATCAACATAAATAGAGTTAATATCTTCGATAATTTCATCAGGTGTTTTTTGATCCCATTCAGAAAAACCACTAACACCATTTGGTACATTACCAGTTGGAATGTTTGGGTGTGTAAGTAGTCCAACAATTGCATAATCAGCATCACCAAGAAGTGCTATTTTGTTATGTTTTTCTTCAACAGCATCAAGTGCACTTTGCGCTTTTTTAACATCAAGTGCTTGTCCACCAGCTAGTTGTGAAGATAAAATTTCTTTTCGATTATAAGAAAAAGAGGAAGCAACAGTTTTTACTTTTGCAATAACTTCTTTTGCACTAACGTCAGCTTGTGGTAAATCATTTGCATAATTAGCAATAATTTTTGCAATACCAACTTTATCATATACACGGTACATAATTGAGGTTGCACCAGCATTTGCTTCAGTGTTTACATTAAACAGCAATCTAAATTTCTTAGGTGCATACAGTACATCAAAAGCTTTTGAAAGTACATGTTCAACATCATCAGCAAAAATTGAAGCACCATCAGCATTTAACAATGTTACAACATCAGCTGGTACTCTATTTAATAGTTCTAATACATTAGTTTTCATTTTATTATTCCTTATCCGTTAAAGTACAACTTCAACAATTGCATCAGAAACAGCTTGTGTTTCATTTAGTTTTGCGGTTGTAGCAATGTGTGTACCATCAGCTGATGCTGTTGACAGTTGACCATTTACAGTATCATATGTAAGTGCATCATCTTGTGATCCAGTACCATCAACACTCGCATACATTTTACCTTTTTTCATGATGTTAGAAGCTTCAGCAATTTCATATTGTGCATCAGCATTTGCATTTTCATGTGTTCTAACAGCCATACCCAAAAAGGTGCCACCTTGTGCAAGTTTAACTTGATTATCACTGGTTCCTTTTTCAACAGCTAAACCAAAACCAATTGGTGCACCTTCAACAGCTTTGGAAATAACATCATTATCAGATAAATCTGAAATTTGACCAGCATAACCTTTACCCATGTATTGTTTGTATTCTAATTGTACGGACATTATGCACCAACCTTTTTATTTAAATCTTGTGTTTTTTTTCTGTAAGCATTTCTTGATTTAACATAAGCTGATTCTTCTTTATCAGCATTCTTTAGATGTGTATCATCAGTTGATTTTTCTTTTTTAACAGCATTAGTTGCAACCATGTGTTTAAAAATTCCTTCAACAACAGCATCATTTGATTCATCAATTTCAACCTTTGAATTTTTAGCAACAAATGAACGCATAATATCAGAATTAGAAACACCTGATGTTTCAACATCTTTATCAATTGATTTAACTGTGTTGATAAGTTCAGCACGTTCTTCAACCATTGCTTCAAGTTTATCAGTGTTTTTTAAATCAGCTTCAAGTGCTTTAATCTTGCCTGAAGATTTATCAACTTCTTCTTGAAGTTGTTTAACACTTTCATTTGAAGTTTTTAGTTTTTGTCTCATTTCACTATTATGTGTAATAAGGTTTTCAACAACTTGAGCACTTTGATCTTCAAAATCAAAGCCTACACCATTGATTGTAATTTTTTTCATGTTTTTTACCTCTTTATTTTTGTTAGATAATCGCACTGAATTACCGGCACGACCTTTTTCAACCACAGCGATGTGATTTATATCAATGTTTATATACTTAGCATCATAATTACCATGTACTGAATCAACACCAGCTGTAAAATCAATTTGACCTGAAACACCAGTTGATA